ATCAACCAGGAAACGGGCGGCGTTGGTAACGTCTTGCGCGATCAGGCTGCTGAACTGTTCGTCACATGGGAATTCTGATGCAGTAATCAGCACCACGCCTTCACCATCCAGCGTAAGTTGCTCGATCTGGTACACGTTCTGGGATGAGGTCTTTTCCAAAACGGTGAAGACACTGCCGCGTAAGGCTGTTTCCTGCACAAGCCCACCGCTGACAGTCATTGTGGCTTCCTCTACGTCCTCTGAACCGCTCTTGTAGTACAGGACGGAATACTGACCGTCAGCAAAAGTAGTGGCGCTGGTAATTACGCCAGTGGCGCTGATGCTGCCGTTTTGCGCCGAGCTGTAAGGGTTGGCTTCGGTTACGACGCGGATGAAGTTGCCAGGTGCCAGATCAATCCCGTAAGGCGATGTCTTGAACTGGATTGTGTGCGTAACCCGGCGGCGGACAGACAGGAAGAACCGTGCCACCAATTCAGCATGGGCTTGGGTGGTGCAGTATTGCGTCATGTCGAACTGCTCCAGTGGATCGCTGGTGCTGCTGTCTTCGTTCCAGCGAACAACAATGTTTCGCTCTTCGGGCAGCTGGTTTTCCGATTCACGCCGGAAGCGGACCATTGCCTGAAAATCTTTGCGTTCTTCGGCGTTGATGTAGGTCAGCTCGAAGCTGTCTTCAAAAATGTTGCCTGCCGTAAAGAGCTGCTTGATCGTTACTGGTTCGGTGCTGATGTCACCGCCATAGGTCGTGGGTAGTGCAGGACTTAAGCCAAACCGTCCGTCGGTGATGGTGAAGTTGCACAGCATGAACGGTGCAGTGTCGGCAATGAAACTGCGGACGTTTGTTGCACCAGAAAGGGCGCCGTCAAAGAACAGCTTGTTTGCTTTTAAGAAACGGGCTGTATTGACAAAGCTGGTGGTATCAATCAGTGGGGCGTTGTCAACCGTCATGTTGAGGATGTCGCCCATGCCTGCCACGCGGTCGGTCAGCAGGTAATACACCAAGTCACAGAACAGGTTGCTGGGTTCGACCGTTGCAGACTCTTCAGGATGGAAGCGTTTGACCGGCACACCGTTTTTAAGCCACACACGGATTTGATCCAGTGCAGTGAAATTGCGGGAAGCTTTCAATGACAAGCCCGCCAAGGTCATGTTGGTGTATTCAGGGACTTGATCGTTGCTGCTTATTTCGTTGACGTAAACGATTGTGTGCTCAGGGCTGCTGGCATTTGATTTTTCGACAAGGTTGCCATACAAACTCAGGTCACCGTATTGGCTCTGCTGTTCAAACGTCCTGCCTAAATAGTTGTATTCCTGAGTGATAGTTGTGCCGACAGATTCGATGACAAACCGAGCACCAACGGATGTTCCAGGTGTGCGGAATGGGTTGTTGTTGTCAACGGTCAGCAGATAATCAACCGTGTCGCCAACTTGCCATTGGCTAGAAACGTAGTTCGTGTCCGTAGAAACGGTAATTGTTGGGGCCGTCCAAAGTTTTGTTTGACCGCTCCAGTGACCTTCTACGGCATAAACCTGGCTGCTAAGGGTCAGACGAATGCCGTGACCTTTAACGCTGGTCATGTCAAACGTTGAAGATTGAGTTACGCCAAAGTCATAGTTGCGAGCTGGGCCAAACATCTCTTCGTACCAGGCTTGGCTCCGGCCTTGAACTGCGTCGGTGGAAACAACACCGGACACGCGGTAACGACGGCCAATCGTTGTAATGACTGGGCTGGACGGCGGATTGCGGAAGGGGTTTGAGCCTTGTACTGAGAACGTGGAAATAAATTCGCTTGCGCTGTCCCAGTTGACCGAGCTTTCAATAATGTTTTCTTCGCTGATGCTCCAAACAAAAGATTGGCCGGAGAAATGCGTGGTGCTTAAAGCGAGTTTGGTCAACAAATAGCGGACCTTGTACCAGCGGTTGCCCGAGACGTTGTGCTGATATTCAACACTGATCTGTGTGCCCTCGTTGCCTGGGTAGTTATCTGCAGAAGCGATACCGGAGCGTTGGGTAAGCTCCCAGCTATATGAACCGCTGCGGCCCTCGGTGTAGTTGAACGTGGGGTCGGTGTACCAGTCCGTGAAGGAAATATTGGTTAGACGTGTTTGACTGCCCTGCTCGTCTGGCAGAAGCGTAATAATTCCAACGCTGGTGGGGCGGTCGTTGACAACGGTGCGGTCTTGGTAGGTCGGCAGGCTTTGGAATTCTGAGTTTTGCTGAATATCCAGCTTTGTGACTTCACTGGCTGCTGCGATGACCTTGAAAGTGCCGTAAGCCGTTGTGTAGTTGGCCGCGAGCATTTGGCGCTCAGAGGCCGAGTCAGTAGAACCGCCGTTGTGCAAATGCCAGAAAACAGCATCATCCGGGGAGTGGCGTCCAATATCAGCGCCGTTCTTGGGAATAAAGCGGAACTCGTATTGACGATTTTCGGGATGTACCAGGCGGATGAAGTTGTACTGGTCAATTGGCTGGTTGCCAATAATGCAGAACTGCTCCCCAAGGGGCTGCCAGTCGAATGCATTTCCAGAAGCGTCAACGCCTGCAGGGCGCAAATAAATGGTGAAGACTGAAGCGCGTTTGATGTATGCGTTGACTGTTCCCGTATTTACGCTGACGCGCTTGCTGTCCAAATTGGCAAGTTGAACCGGGCTAGGAATGGTCTGAAAATTACAAAGACCATTAAGACGTTGGAACACGTTGCTGCGAATGCCGATTTCAGTCACTTCGCACGGGCGGTTATTTCGCACCACTGCAAGAGCAGCTTTCGTTAGCGGGTAGAACGCGACACCAGCGTTGTATTTGTCGGGCGAGTTGTTGTCGCTGATGTATTCCGAGCGCAGCATGTGCTGGGACACGATCCCGACCGACCGAGCACCAGTCGAGGTGTGCTCAATACACTTCAGCTGGATTGTTTGATCTTCGTTGTCTTCTGGTCGCCAGATGCCTTTGCTGCGGCTAATGACTTGCCATGTGCAGCGGGCAATCATGAAGAGTTCACCAACCTGCAGAGCATCGTCTGCGGCGGTACGCATTTCGGTTACAGCATCATTGATGTCTTGGACGCTGACTTCCCGATCGGTTCCCTTGTAGTAATCCTCGGGAATATTGTTGCCTGCAATGGTGAACGTTGCGATGTCACCGATATTGACTTCACGGACTTCTAGGCCGACATCATCAGATACGCCAACACCATTGACGGCGGTAATTCCCATGCGGCGGCTGTAGTTGCGGCCAATGCCGCTCATGCCGTCGTTGGCAATGATTCCGTAGTCTTGGTTGCGGCGCAGCAGTTCATCGCTCATGCCAGCTTGACCGGCAATCTTGACGCGCTCGTAAATCGAATTGAACCCTGGGTCTACCTTCTCAAAGTCAACGTCGGGATTCTGCAGGATTGAAACAACGCGCCAGTTCACTCGATAGTGCGAGCCGTTGGCAATCGGTGCGTAGCAGCCAAACTCGGCGTTGTTGCTTAAAGCATGAGCCGCAGAAAATGCGGTGTCGTTATCGCTTACACGAGTAGGGCAGCTGTAAATATCGTCGTAGCTCTCAGGATCACCTGCTGCAAGTGAACCACGGGTGCCGTACAACAAGTTGATTCCACGCATCCGGCTGAAGCCTGAAATCGTGGTGTTTCGCTTCCAATAGAAGGCAAAACTTTGGTCATAAATGCTGTCAAGCGCTCCATTGCCAAGGAAAATGCCTTGCAGCGCAGGCGGATCCATGCCATCTGGGGCGACGCCTTCAGCAACCCCCTGTTCGCCTACAACAAACAGCAGCTTTACGCCTTGCTGCCTGCCATAGCTGAACATGCGCGACCACACCAGCTTTGGTGTAACCAACATGCCGCCGGTTGTGCCAGTCCAACGACCAAAAATGATGGGGATTGGGTCGCCGTAATTTGCTAATTCAGCTTGACTATCAAAGCCGTAAGTTGGACTGAAGCGCTGACCGCCAAGAACGCTGTCAAGATTTAGCTGTGAACTGCCTGGAGATTGACGACGGGCGGCAGCAAGTTGAGGAGCGCGTGGTTTTGGTGCCAGCAGAAATGATGCCGCTGTAGATGCAACGCCAATGACAAGGCTGACAATTGCAATTGTTAAGGCATCATTTCTTATGTCTGGAATATGTGCGTATTCAGCAGGTCGTACTGCGCTACGGCGTTGAGCCTCTTGGGCAAAATAGCGATACTCGTTTTCGGTAATACCGGCAAGATCTAGAAGCTGCTTTTCGTACGGAAGCAGTTTGGAGCGGTAAACGATGACGCCGGAGCCCAGGCGACCTTGTTCAGATGCCGGTTGATGTAAAGGATTCCGGTCTGCCATGTCACCGCAAATGCCCAGTTGTCTTCACTGAGCAGCAAGATGTCCCCATCGTACTCGGGTCGTTCAATACGGCGACCCCATGTCAAAAGGTCACGCACGATCTGCTGTTTGCTAGCCGTGTACCAGTCAGCCTTAAACGGTGGCGTAGCAATATCCAGCCGGTTCAGGACCGTGTAAACCAAGTGGATGCAGTCGATTTCGGGGCCAGACCCATCCGCTCCATACAAGTACGGACGACCAATCAGGTCACTGCAATCTGACGCCACTGGTTACAGGGATGTTGCCAATCAATCGCTGGGTCAAGCGGCGTTGCGGGACTTCTGCGCCAACAGCATCCAGCACTGTATTTAGGGTCAGCTTGAGTTCGGCCTCTTTCCAAATGCCGCTTGCAACCAAGCCGTAATACTGGTGAACCTGCTCAAAACTGGTGCGGTCGTCAGGGTCAAGCAGCATCACCTGCACATGAACCATCCAGCGGCGGTCCAAGGCTTCGATTGCCCAGTTGCGGCTAAGCGTGTTGTTTGGCAGCACAAGGTCAGCGTCCGTGTTGTCGCCTGTGCGGTTGATTGTCACGCCAGAAAAACCAAACGGCAAAAAGCCGAACTCGCTGCCGTCGTAAGTGATCGTTTCGCTGATGAAAAAGTTCTGGAAGCGTTGGCGAACGTTGCCGTTTTCGCTGAACGTGATGAAGTTACCGAGAGCTAGTTCCATCACATCCCAAGCCGCTTACGGGTGCTGGTAGACATCTGCAGCCTACGCAGAGTGCGTTGTTCGCCTTGCTGTGCGCCTTGCTGGGCAGCTTGCTGCATACCAGAGCGGAACTGATCAGCCGTAACGTAGTCCACGCTGTTGATGCGTTCAACGGTGTAGCGCACGTCGATGGCAGCAGGTGCTGCAGTTGCGGTGCCGCCCATTCCGCCTTCGCCGCCGCCAGATGGGATAACGGCAGAACCACGGGCACCAGCTGCGTAGCGGTTCATGGCGCCGCGCATCTTGCTGGCAGGAATCACATATTCGGGCTCCCCCGCTTCGCCAATCAGTGCGTTTGTAGGCCGATCAACAAAACCACCTTCAGCAAAAATGCCAGTTGGAAACATTTTCCCGGACGACAATGCGCCTTTACCGGAAAGCCCTTTGCTTGCACTATCGAGATCTTTCTGGAAGCCACTACCCATACCACTAAGGGCGTTGAAAATGGTTTGCAGAATGATCAAAGTCATCTGCTTCGCAATGATTTCAAGCGCCATACTGATAAACGCTTCGCCAATTTTCTTGAAGGCATCGCCAAGGGCCTCTTGAACTGATTTGGAGCCAGTAATGACCTCGCCAAATGCAGTGCTAAATGCATCGCCAATCGCGGTGGCGCCTTGAACAATGGTGTTTATGGCAAGTTTGATTGGGTTGAGTTGATCCTTGAGGTCAGTAATTGCCTTGCCGATTCCGCCAGCAATGGTGTCTTGGCCTTCAACGCCAAAATCCATGCTTTTGATGATTTCATCCGTTAGCTCTTTAGCTTTCTTGACTTGCTCCTTAATTTCTTCCGTCTGAAGCTCAAGAATTTCAAGCCTGCGGATTTCATCATTGATTTGGCTTAGATTTATTTGCTGTTCAACGTTTTTCAGCTCTGCAATCTGTTCGGCGCGGTCTTGATAGTCATATTGAATCTGAAGGCGTTTGCGCTTAATTTCTGAGACCTCACCAGTCAGAACCGCTTGACGAGAGAATTGAGTAAAGAGCTGCTCTCCAGTTTTCAGCGAACGGGCAAGTTCATCGGCAAGCTTTTTGGCTTCTTTTGCTGCCTTATCAGCGCCACTGCCGTTTGGGCCGCCAAGCAAGGGCGGTGGACCACCTGTAGGGATTGTCGGAGCCTTTGGTGCGGCAGTAGAGCGACCAGACCTCAGCTGATCAAAAATTGCTTTTTCGCGCTCAGCAATAAATTGACCCCGACCTTCAGCGAAAACATTGAATCTGCCAAATTTTGCCCTCGCCTCTTCAATAGCCTGATTTCTTGCTGTTATTTCATCTTGCATCACAGTTGCATCATTCAACCGATTGATGAACCGCGTAATGCCCTCAATTAAAAACTTAAATACAGGCTCAAAGAATTTGCCAATGTTTTGGGCTAAGCGTTGGAACGAATCCTGCAGTGTGCTCAGTTTGCCAGCCAACGTATCGCTTTGAGCGATGGCACCATTGGCATACTTCCCGCCAGCATCAGTGAGTTTTCTGACGGCATATTCAACAGCTTCAGCACTGATCTGACCTTTACTTAAAGCCTTTTGAAATTCATCACCACTGAGCTTGTATTCCTCTTTCAGGACCTTTTGTAGTGCAACCCCGCGCTCTTGGAACTGCAAAAGCTCTTCGCCCTGAAGCCGACCCTTGGCTTGGACTTGACCGTAAGCAGTAACAAGACCTTGAAGTTCAGCGCCAGTCGCACCAGAAACATCGGCAAGGCGCCTGGTAGTCTCAACAACCTTGTCGGTTTCGACGCCAAAAGCCTGCAATCGTTTGGCGGATTCAATCAGCTCAGTGCTGGTGAATGGCGTGACCGCACCAATATCTTGTAGCTCCTTGATGATGTCACGAGCTTTTTCTGCGCTACCAACTAAAACTTCAAGACTACGAGTTTGAGTCTGAATTTGTGCGGCTTGAGCAAAAACAAATTTGACGGCTTGAATACCAGCAAAAGCAGCCGCTAATTTTGTAACGGCTGATCGAAGACCATTGAAAGACCGTTCAGTCTGAGCAGCCTGTGCCTGAACGTCCCGCAGCCGCTGAATTGCATTGCGTGCATCAACGTTGACGGCAACATTGGCGACGACAGACACGGCCCAACCCTCTTGTTAAAAGCAGTCTACCGGCGCCGTTTTAACTGACGCTCCTGCTCTTCATTCAATAGGTCAAAATATCCGCTCCACAACAGCAGCTCCTCAAGGGTCACCTCCGCGCTAAGTCGAGCCAACGTATAGCCCAACTCCTTGGCAACCCCAAGCTGCAGCAACAGCAGGTTGTCTTTCTTGAGTTCAGCCTTTAGCGCTTTTCATGTCAATCTCTTCCTCTTCCTCAGGGTTGGTCACAATCGCCAGCATCAATGCCTGCAGATCCGCGTCCATCACATCGTTCTTCAGCTCAGCGATCTCGCCAGCTTGAAACAGGCGTTTGCCAGCGTCGTCCACGGCCTTGGTGACCAGCAAATTCAATGCAAAACCATTGGCGTCATCACCGCCAGGCATCTTCTGAGCGCGTTCACGCTCTGCCATGGTCAACGGTGCCGAGTAAAACTCAAACTCCGAACCATCAGTCAACGTCACCACACGCTTAACGGGCGTCAGATTTGCAGCCTTTTTCAGACGGGCAAGGGCTGACGAAGCAGGCGCAGGCATAAAAATGGGGTCTTTGTTATCACTTTAGACATAAAAAAGCCCCCGGTGCAACCCAGGGGCGAACATTCCAGCGGAAGCTTATCAGGCGGAGGTGCTGAAATCGAAGGTAGGAACACCAGCCGGGCGGAAGGTGATCTCAACTTGCTGAGCGTCGTCAGGGTTGATGTTCATGCTGGCAGTCA